GGGTCCGCTGACGATGAGCAAAAATATCTTTTAGCCAAGATCGTTGAGGTAGTTAACGGTAGCTCCCCGCTAACACTGGCCCAGATATCCGCAGAGGTCGCCACCATAGATGCTGCTGGTTGGGCCAAGGTGCAAGCCAAGGCTGACAGCATTATGAACAACAAGCTTACTTTTGAGTTCTATCTCAGCAAGATTGAGCAGCGATGCAGTCACGCTAAGGGCTTGCTGGTGGATGACGAAGACAACACAGGCGTGATTAACGCGCTTACCGCAGAACTACAGGCGGTTAAGGCGAGCATTAAGGGGGCGTAATGTACAAGCTAGGTAAGCGAAGCCTTGACAGACTAGAGGGCATAAATGGCGACTTGGCTCGAGTAGTTAAGCGTGCTATTCAAATCACTGAAATAGATTTCACCGTGCTTGAGGGTATGCGTAGCGAGGAGCGTCAGCGGGAGCTTGTGGCTAAGGGCGCGTCGCAGACCATGAAAAGCCTTCACCTTATTGGGGAGGCGGTTGATATAGCTCCCTATATAGACGGTCGTATTAGCTGGGACTGGCCGCCATACTATGAGCTTGCCCGTGCAATGAAGCAGGCTGCTGAAGAGCTGGGCGTTACCATTACCTGGGGCGGTGACTGGAAGACTTTTAAGGACGGCCCTCACTTTCAGATAGAGGTGTGATATGTGGCAGATACTTGGCAAGATCTTTGGCTCCGGAGATGTAGTTAGCAAAGGAATTGACCTTATAGATGAGTTCCACACATCAGATGTGGAGCTAATCGAGGCTGACGCAGCCGCTAAGAAGAGTTTGATTGAAACGAAGACTCGCGCCAAGGCTGATTTAATTACGGCTTACGCGCCGTTTAAACTAGCTCAGCGGGTCATAGCATTTTCATTCACTGGGGTTTACCTTCTGTGCTTTCTGGCTATCCTTGGATCTATATTCGCTGGATATCTGGACGAGAAGCAGGTAGAAGGAATCAAAGAGCTTATGGCCGAATTTAATGTAGGCTGGATAATGATGGCGATCATCTCGTTCTACTTCGGAGGCGGATTTATAGAAAGCGTTAAGCCCAAGAAATAGCAAGCAATAAAAAACCCGGTGGGGATTGTTCCGGGTTTTTGGTCTATGGCGATAGATTTGAGTCACTTTGTGGATCTAATACTATCCCTTATTGCTGGTTTCGTCTAGCCGCTATTCTTAAGCTCCTGCAGCTGCTTCTGCATTTCGAAAAACTCTTGAGCCGGCACAGATACGTAAAGCTGCTCGTTTCGTTTTTTCATCAGGTACTTGGCTCCATCCATTGGAACCACGCCCATATCTCCGGCTTTGATAGTGGTGAATCCTTCCACTGCTGGCGTACGAATCTTATTCCGGCTGATAAAGTTGTGCATTGTTTTGTAGGTGACTTCCCACTTTTTTGCCAGTGCCGCCACACTAAATCCGTTAAACACGTATAGCTCTCGGATCAGCTCTAAATCACCTTTATCTATTGTTGCGCTTAATTCCATAATATTTATCTCCTTTGCTGATCAAAACGGGATACCGTCGTCGAAATCATCCATACCCGGTGCAGACTGCGGTGCCGGTGCCTGCTGTTGAGGCGGTTGCTGATACTGCTGTTGCGGTGCTTGTTGCTGCGGAGCCTGTTGCGGCTGATCAGAGCTGTGGACAAACGTTAGCTTTGCATCTTGGATCTGAAGGCGAGGCTGATAATTAGAATCGGTCTGAGGCTCAATAATCAGTCCTGTGCCGGTGACACTAACAACCGCCCCAGCCACCAGCTTAGCTGAATAGAACTGAACCTGATTTTCCTTAGCAAACAGAGCCGCTTCGTAGTTTGTGTATTCAGACTGTTTAGTCCGGAAGTTGTAGTTCTTCTCTCCCAGCGATACAAAGAAAGTAACGCCGGATTGATTAGGATGCTGACGCGCATCTTTGTTTAGCTTGGATGTTACTGTGTGTGTCATCTATCTATCCCCTGTGTGTTATTTGATACGTAACGATGTTTTTGTTTTTTCCATCCGACAGCCAGGCACGTGTTCGCCAGCCTTGAGCTTCTTCAGAATCTCAGCTTTGTTTGGCTTCTGAACAACAGACACCTCAATCATCTCATCTGGAACATCCGCTTCACTATCTACAACAGCAATATCCCTGCCATTTGCTAATGTGATTGAGAACAACGGACACTTAATGCTAGTTATTCCTGTGGCTTCCATATTGGTGCGCAGGTATTCGCGCAATGAATCTTTTTTGTTGTTGATTGCTTTCTTTCTTGCCTGAAGCCGGTCGATCTCTGCATCAATCTCTGAAGTGTCAGATTCCATGTTATTTACAACCTGAATGAGAGAAACGGCCTTTTCGTTAAACTGGCCCTCCAATCCTTCGAAAGTATCTTTAAGGTCTTCATCGGTCATTTCGCCATCGGACACCAACTCCTGAAGCTCCCTGTGCTGCTCTGACACTTTATACAGTTGAGTCATTGGTACTCACCTCCTGTGACTCTAAACGCTCCTTGTGCTTATCCTTGGCGCGCTCAATGTGAAGGATTGCAGTATCGTACCCTCGAGCCTTGGCCTTTCTGATTCGCGATTTGTGTGCTGCCTGAAGCTCTTGCATTGTTGATGCGTTAGCAAACGACTCGTACATTTCCTGCATCCAATCGTTGTACTCCTGCTCCTCACGTTCCTTTTTATCAAGAGCTGATTCAGCGCTCTTTACGCTGGCTGTCTTAGCTGCTTCTTGAAGATACTCGTTATCATCAAACTGACCCATAAATACATCAGCCCCAAACCCAAGCTTTGATAGCGCTTTGCTCATGGTGTTTGTTTCTGCTTTCTTGGCAAAGTCTGGATCAATGCGAGATCCTTGCTTAACAGGCCATGCGTTATTGATTGGAAATTCGCTACGGTCACCACCAGTAACATAAAAGAAAATAGCCTTTACAATTACAAGCCCAAGCGGCTCAATCTGCGACATATCAAGATCGCATGAAGCAAAACCCCAGCCCTTGCCATACGGGCCAAACACCTCGGTAGCCTGTTGAATCTGATACTGTGGAACAATTGCGGTGTATCCGCCGCGCTGATTAACTGTTTTTGTTTGATTTGGATCGGTAGTACAAACCTGATCCCAGATAGCCATGTTGCTCATCGCGCTTTCTCCCGCTCGTACTCAACAATATCGTCAAAGCGATCCTCTACAATTCCGCCAAGCACATCATTAATTTTGTCGAACAATACAGTACGGTTGCCGTTTGCAGCATCGCATACCATCTCAGACATTTTTTCGTACTCTTCACCGCTTGGGTCGTCGCAGGCATCATCTAAGATTTTATGGAGAGCATCTGTCATCCATATGCGCTTTTTCCCAAGCTTGGTTATGCCGGGAATTCCGGTCTGATAATAGACGGGTTCGCCTGCAATGATGCGGCTAACTAAAATCTGGATTTTTTCATCTTTTAAGTCTTGAGTGCTCATATCTCATCTCCTGTTAATTTGAACTAATTATGAGTCATGCGTATGTATAATGCAACAACTATCCCGTGCGATTTGCAATTTCAATCAACACCAGGAAGGCGATGATTGATACACCGCCAGCTGCAACCATCCCAATAGCTACGCCTATTTCCCTTGCTCGCCGCATGGCTCATCCCCTACTAGTGACTCATAAGCCCGGCGTTTAGCGTCTGGGGCCTGTTCTTCGCCAGCCCTGGCACCAGCATACGTCATACGGTTTACTGCATCTTCTGCTGTGGCATCTACCCATGCCGCCAGCGCTTCGAATTGTTCGAGTGTTAGTTTCATATTCATTACCTCAGTAAGGCCCGGGGCCGGGTGTTAGTAGCATCCAGATGAATCAGTAATTAGTGAGTTTATTTTATGGTAGTGCTCCATTTCTTTAGACCTAAGGCAGTAAAAGCAATCAACTGAATCCATATTTTCAGTAACCTGCTTCCTTACGTAACCGCAGGCTGTTTGATGGGTGTATTCATATTCAGTTTGTCCGCTGCTTCGGGAATCAACGCCCGCAATTTTAAGGTGCGTTTTCATAATCCTCTCCTCTAAATACTAATGGGCTGACTGGGTGCCAGCCCGGGGGTTATGCAAACGTTTGACCGGTTCGCATATACTCTTCAATCATGCCGGCCAGCTCATCTGAAATGCGGCGCACCATCGCTTTCTGCCCGGAAAGTCTTAACATTTCCGGTGATGCAGCATAGGCCCACTGACCATTGCCGGCAGTAAAGTAAAAATGTCTAGCGTTGCGGATATCATCGCGAACCTGTTCAAGCTTGACCGGCTCGATGCTTTCAATGTGCGCATGAAAGTGCGTGGGGTACGGCTCGGGTGAATCTGCCATCAGCTCGCCAACATAAGGATCAGTCATCAGTTGATTTGGCGAATACATTTGCCACGACCTAAAGTCGCGCGGGTTGTTGATCTGGATAACTTCACGCTGAGTAAGCCCTGAAATATTACCAAGCACATCATCGACAAACTTCAGTTCGCTATTCATATGTTTGATCTTAGACTTCTCATGATCGTTACATATCTGCAGGGCTTCAACCTGCGCCTTAAGCTTCTTCTTCTGCTGTCGTCCAAATCGTTTGCTCATAATCATCCCCTTATCTGAGATTGTTGTGCCCGGTGGGCGGTTAGTAGTCTTCAAGTAGATCGCGGATATTTACATAGCAATCAATACTGTTTACTGAGCAGCGTTTTGGCAGATTTTCGATAGCTTCTTTGCGCTTATCGTAAGCCTTTGCCATTTCGCTTTCTTCCTCTTCTGAATAATACTGAACAAAGCAGAGAAGATTTTCACGACAGACTGCTGTTTTATTCCACCAGCCAGCGTCCGATTCATGTGATACGCCGATATTGCTTAGCCAAGACGCATATCGTCCGCCCCAATCTGTGCGGCCACCTAGAGCATCATCAAGAGCGCTGTGTAACTCCATGTGCTTATCAAGGCATTCGCGGCCACGAAAAGAATGAACATCCTCTTCCTGCCACTCATTCACGTTATTTTGGTTTAGAAAGATTTCTTTTAACTCGACCATCCTATATCCCCTGCGTGTTTCGTTGTTGATGGGGTGAACTATAAGCCAGACTTATACGCAACGTCAAGATAAATTTTGCATTTGACATGCGCATAATTAAAGCGCATTATTGCTGCATACAAACACGGAAACAGGAGTAAGCATGAAAAAGAAACCGACAAATATAACGCTGACTGAAGCAGTAAAGGCGGCAGCTCAGGAAGAGGCCCGGAAACGCGGCATGAATCTTTCGGTAATGATTGAGCAGATGCTGCGGAAAGAGCTGAAAATTAAGCACGCATAAAAAAAGGCCGCCGGGTGGGCAGCCTTAAAGACAGGTGAATCATATGCAAGACGTAATACTAGCACAAACAGATAAGTTAACAATGAGCAGTCGCGAGATTGCAGAGCTAACTGGCAAAGAGCATAAAACGGTAATGCGCGACGTTCGTATTATGCTTGAGCAATTAAACGAGGGTACAGATCTGTACCTTGGTCAGTATGTGAGCAATAGCCGCACATATGACGAATATAACCTTCCTAAGCGCGAAACTTTGCTTCTGGTGTCTGGCTACAGTATTGGATTGCGGGCCAAGATTATTGACCGACTTGAGGAGCTGGAAACAAAGAGCGCTCCACAGTTGCCCGGCACATTTGCAGAAGCATTACAGCTGGCAGCAGATCAGGCCAAGCAATTAGAACTGGCCGCCCCTAAGGTTAAGTTTGTCGATAACTTGGTTGAACGCTCAACACTAATGACCGCTACCCAGATCGGCCAGAAGCACAAAATGTCAGCCGTTAAGCTTAACCGCTTTCTTGATGAACTGGGCGGAGTGTACAGCAAGAGCGTAAAGCGTGGCCGGGTATTTATTCAGGCATTCTTAGATAGCGGCTACGGTGAAATGAAGCAGACAGAGCAGGGGCATTCTCAGGCACTGTTTACGCCAGCCGGTGAAGTATGGATTAACGAGAAGCTGATTAGTGAGGGTGTTATTTAATAAACACTTAGCGTAAAGTAAAAACACATTAGTAAATAAAAGGAAAACAGTTTATGCTTGATGATACAGCAATGCGGTTGAAGCTTCTTGGCCATGTTAAGAAAAATTATGGCAGTCAGGTTGCGGCGTCAAAGGTTTGGGGTATTTCTCCGCAGCAAGTAAACAACATGATTAAGGGTCTGACCGGAATTACTCAGCCTATCCTTGATGAGCTTGGATACGAAAAAGTAAAGCTGGTTAAATACCGGAAAAAATAAACCCGTCGGCTAGGACGGGCTAAGAGTGAGTCAAAAACGAGGTAATTATAGCATGGCTGGATGGATCAAACTACATCGCGGCATTGCTGACCACTGGTTATGGTCTTCTGAGCCTTTTTCGAAAGGGCAAGCATGGGTGGACCTCATTCTTAATGCAGGCCATACGGACCGTAAAATATCTATTAAGAGTACGGTTGTTGAGCTTAAAAGAGGTCAGCAGGCACGTTCAGAAATAACCCTTTCGAAGACGTGGAAATGGTCAAGAGGAAAGGTTAGAAGGTTTTTAGAGCAGCTTGAAAAAGACGGTATGATTGCTCAGGAAACGGGACACCTAACTAGCGTCATAAGTATATGTAATTACGAGGCTTTTCAGGGGGACGGTACAACAGACGGTACAACAGGCGGTACAACAGGCGGTACAACAGGCGGACAACAGGCGGTACACAAACAAGAATGTAATAAGGGAAAAGAAGGTAATAAATATTGTGATGAGTTCGAAAACATTTGGGCCATCTATCCAAAACGAAAAGGCGGTAGCAATAAGAAAAAAACTTATTCAGCCTGCCTTGCAAGAATTAAAGAAGGTAGCACTTGGGTCGATATGAAAGTCGGAACAGAAAAATATCTAGCCTTCTGTGAAAAGGAAGGAAGCATTGGAACTAACTTTGTGAAGATGGCTGCGACGTTCTTTGGGCCTGACCAACACTTTAGTCAAGACTGGTCCACGGACACCGATCAAGATGTAATTGATGTGGTTAGTATTTATAACGAAGAAGTGGTTGAACCATTCAGGCCTGTTGAGATTGTTGTAGATGATAACCGTGTGACCAACACTAAGGCATTCTTTTATCTGATGGGGAAAAGCAACGATAAGGTACGAGAGTATTTTAAATACTTCTTTGGATCTGCCACTGATTGGCACAAGGGAAACAACAACGCTGGGATAGTCGTTAGTTACGACTACATAATTTCAAAGAAAACGGTCCAGCAGGTAGTAGAGGGGAGTTTATGAGAGAGCTATTTTCTATCGAAGCAGAGCAAGGCGTAGTAGGCGGATTGATCTTTCAGCCAAAGTCATACGATGAGATTGATGGCCTGTTAACTGAAAGCATGTTTTACGACCTGGCTAGCCGGACACTGTTTGACGGTATCTGCGCAATGCAGGAAATGAACCATCCTGTTGACATGATCACCCTGTCTGAATTCTTGGAAGAAAAGGATTCCGAGCTGTTCGCAGATATAGGCGGCATGGATTACGTGATCGACCTGATGCAGAACACGCCAAGCGCTGCAAACATTAAGGGATGGGCTAACATCATCATCCGGTTTGCAAAGGAGCGTGATCTGTTCAACGGACTGGTTGAGGCTCAAAAGGTTCTAATGACTGACGGCATGAACACCGATGAGCGCTTGCAGGAGGCGGAAGCAATCATAACCGCCGCTGGCAATGAAGGCCCAAGCAGCGATAAGGCGATAGGCACTGTCGAAGCGGTTAAGGATTATCTCGATTTTCTTGAATACCGTCATGAAAACCCGGGCATTCACGGACTGGAAACCGGACTGACTAACGTTGATGAGCGGTTGCAGGGCCTGAAAGGCGGTGAATTCTATGTTGTTGCTGCTCGTCCTGCCATGGGTAAGACCACTTTGTCTATGAATTGGGCGGCAAATATCGGATTAGCTGGCGGCAAGGTTTATATCTCAAGCCTAGAAATGCCAGCCAGACAGCTCACGCAGCGTTTATTTGCATACATAGGCAAGATACCGCTGTCACTCCTAAAAAGCGCTGAGGTGCTATCTGACGACGAGCAGGCGCATAAATTAACTCATGTTGTTCATAAGCTAACGAAGGCCAGCATTAAAATTGATGATCAGGCCAGTTTGGATGTGAACGAATTGCGCACCCGCTGCCGTCGTGAGAAGCGTCAAAGCGGATTAGATTTGGTTCTGGTTGATTACCTTCAGCTGCTGACGGATCGCCAGTGCAAAAACCGATTCGATGAGGTGTCCAGTATTAGCCGAAAGCTTAAGGCGCTGGCTAAGGAATTGGACTGCACAGTAATCGCATTGTCTCAGCTAAGCCGAAAGGTTGAAGAGCGGGCAGACAAGCGGCCTATCCTGTCAGACCTTCGTGAGTCTGGGCAGATTGAGCAGGACGCCGATGTAATCCAGTTTATCTACAGGGATGAGGTGTACAACGAAGACACGCCTTTCCGGGGTATTGCTGAACTGATCACAGCCAAGTTTCGAGACGGCGAAAAGGGTACGGATTTTCTAAACTTTATCGGTGCAGAAAACCGGTTTGCAGTATTTGACGGGCCATTGCCAGTAATTGAAAAACCAAAGCCGCAGCGTCGCGGATTTAATTTGTAGAAGGGGATAGAAGGTGACTAACTTAACCGAAAAGACAAACTTTGAGCTAAACGTGCTGGTGGCTATGCTTGAGCATCCGGAGCTGGCAAAACACCCTGATGATATGATTAAAGAGTGCGATGGTGGAAGTGCCTTGTTCGAGTGGGCGCCAGAGTTTACGGATGATTGGTGGCGCCAAGAGTGTTACGACTACACCGGAGAATGGGAGCAGATGGGTCCGATTATGATTAAAAACTGCATCCAATACAGCTTTGATACATGCCAAGTACATGTAAGCAGTTACTTTAATGAATCCGCTAAATGTTCCGCCCGGCATGATGAATTACTGCGGTGCGCAGCCATCTGCTACCTGATGATGAAGGGGGCAGAGTAATGAGCATTACATCAGCCCCGGAATACAAGCACAAATTCGTAATCACTAACCCAGAGCGTGTAGTAATCCCTAAAGAGATATCGCCGGAAAAGAAGCGTGAATGCTATCGGCGCAGAACGGTAGAGGATCACCAGGAAGCGCGGAGAATGGAAAAGGAACTGGCGGAGGTGTGGCAGTGAGTAAACAGGTAATACTGCGCAAGGGTAATCACAACACCCTTGTGCCTGTAGATCAGCAGGGGTTGGAGTATATTCAGTCTCTGCGAACAGGTCAGGAGATACGGGCGGATCTGGTGAAGGCTAGAAACATCAAGTTTCACCGCAAATTCTTCTCACTTTTGAATATGGCTTATGAGTACTGGGAGCCGCCAAAGGGTGAGTACAAGGGCCGTACTACAGAAAAGAATTTCGAAAAGTTCCGTAGCGACGTGACGGTAATGGCCGGGTTTTATGATGTGGTGTCGAACCTCAAGGGCGATGTGCAGCTGGTACCCAAGTCAATCAGTTTTGGGAACATGGATGATGCACAGTTTGAGGAGCTATACCGGGCAGCATTTAGCGTTCTCTGGAAGATGGTAATGCGCCATGTTCAGGGCTGGACAGAGAGCGAAATGGAAAGGGTAGTAAATGGGATGATGGAATATGCTTAAGATCGTATCGAAGAAAGTCAGAGACGCGGCCAGAGGCCAGCAATGCACCCTCCAGATCGTAGGCGTATGCAGCTACGACACAAGCACAGTAGTGCTGGCCCACCTACCGGATGAAAGCCACGGAATGGGGCGTAAGTCTGACGATATCAGCGCCTGCTTTGCCTGTGATAACTGCCACTCTGTAATCGATGGCCGGGTAAAGCATTATCTGGAACCAGCAGACAAAGAAAACTACATGCGGCGGGCTATGGTGAGAACCTGGCGCAAGCTGGTTGAGATGGGTGTAATTAAAATCGAGGGGATGAAATGAACCGCATACCGATTAAGCCTCTATCTGTTAACGAAGCCTGGAAAGGGCGCAGATTCAAAACAGCTTCTTACAGCCGCTATGAGCGCGATGTAATTATGATCCTTCCCAGCATATCAATCCCAGAAGAAAAGCTTTCAGTGAGCCTGAGATTCGGCCTAAGCAACAAAAGAGCGGACATAGACAACCCGGTTAAGTGCTTTGTTGACTGCCTGCAAAAGAAATACGGGTTTGACGACAAAGATATTTACCGTATGACGCTGGAAAAAGTGGATGTGAAGAAAGGTGAGGAGTTCATTGAATTCTCCATAGCAAGCTTTACCAAAGCTGAGAAGGTCGAGGCCCACTACAACAAGCTCGCAAACGATCTGCAAAAAACTTTAAATTAATTGCAAATATGTGTTGCGCTCATATGTATAATGCACTACATTAGACACATCAACAACGCATACAGGAGAGCAAATGACGTTCGAACAGCTTAAGGCGGCAAGGGCCAAGCTAGGATTAACCCATGCCCGGTTTTGCCGGTTGATTGGTGTAGATGCAAGTACGGTTACTCGCTGGAAGTCTTCGCCAGGCGTTCCACAATACGGTGAGAATCTGATTGAAATGGCGCTGATGCTGTTTGATCACGGATTGCTTGATGAGTTTTTGGAGCGCAACAAGATTTAATACCGGTGGTTGGAGAGCCGCCGTCGAAGAGCTGACCGGCCATCGCAATACCGCCCCAGCAAAGCAGTCGGGGCAACCAGCTAAACTAAATCTTTGGTGAGATTATGAATATTGATATTAAAGAAGTATTAGAGCTGCATAATAAGTGGCTTAACGGTGAAGACGGCGGCTGCCGTGCCGACCTGCGCGGTGCCGACCTGCGCGGTGTCAACCTGCGCGGTGTCAACCTGCGGGGTGCCGACCTGCGCGGTGCCGACCTGCGCGGTGCCGTCC